TTCTAATTGTAGTCCAGTTATGTTGATGTAGTTTGAAGTTGAGTCTGCAAGGTTGACTTGTCCAACTCCTCTATCTGGATTATTTACCGATGCCCATGATGTTGCTAAAGTTCCTGAAGACCTATCAGTTCCAGTTGCTAACCAAAATGCTATTTGAAGACCAGTGTCATTGTCATTGTCTATTTGCCCTGAGGTATCTCCAACATAAGTGATAGTTTTCTTTTCCCATGTATTAGCAGATGATACTGTATACGCATAAGATACTGCTCTAGTTGCATCTGTTTGATATAATTCGGCAATATATGTTCCAGTTTTATTTGACTTTACCCAAAATGATAATGTCAAAGACTCCGCACTACTTGTGCCAAACTTTAAATATTGTAAGTTTTGACCTTCAATTTTGTGAAATAGATATAAAGTATCTCCTGTTCCAAGAGATGCCTGTGCTGTTGTGCAGTCCATTTTTAAACTATTAGCAAACCCTTGACCTGTAGGAACATCTGTATCTTGCGACATAGTCCATGCAGATGTAGGAGAACCAGATTCTACAAACTGAAATCTATCAACTGTATGGTAACCAGTAGAACCATTTGTTAATCCACTAGCACTCGTCCCTCTCTGTGCTATCTTCATATCTCCGTTGATAATGAGGTTACGATAACTACCACCACGAAGAGAATTACCATTAGCATCTTGTAGACCATTTGCTGTGACTTTAGCTTTGGTTACACCATTAGCTTGTAGTTCTATTTCACCACTTGTATCAGAGGTAATGACTGCCCCGTTTGTTGTATCTGCATTAAATGTTATTGCCATATTATGCTACCACCCATCGTTGACCAGAAGTTATAGTTACGGCTGCACCTGAGCTGATTGTAATTGGGCCAACACTATGACCATTCTTCCCAGCTGCAATTGTGTAACTACTTGTTATTGTATCATTGTTCTCATAGATTGCACCACCCGCAGAAGCACCACCGCCGATAGCACCCCATGCTGATCCGTCATAACCTTCAAAGCCTACTGTCGTAGTATTGAATCGAATGTAACCCGCTGAAGGTGAACCATCTCGTTGTGCTGTTGTACCATTAGGTAATACACCAGAGCCTGTAGATGCTGTCTTAGTGACGCCTGTTGTTGATGTTAAGTAACCCGCATCATTAGTTAAAGTAGATACATTGTCTGATGGCTGAACTGCACTATCAGCTAATGTGCCTTGAGCTGCAGTAGCGTAATCACTTGCTGCTGTCGTAGCTGCTGTGCCTAAGCCTAAGTTAGTTCTAGCAGTTGATGCACTAGATAAGTCTGATAAATTGTTAGCAGCAGTTAGTAAGCCAGCGGTTGATACGGCTGTGACTTGCCAGGTTGATCCATTATAAATTCTTGTCTCATTCGCTGAAGTATTAAAGTACCAATCACCCGCAGTTACAGGATCACCATTGCCATCAACTGTTGGATCAGAAGATAATGCACCTAAATAGAAAGCATCAATGCTTGCAGCACTTGCAGCTGCTGCGGCAGCACTTGAAGCGGCGCTCGTTGCTGAAGTGGCAGCGTTGCTTGCTTGAGTCGTAGCCGTTGTTGCTGATGATGCAGCACTCGTTGCTGATGTGCTTGCATTACTTGCCTGTGTCGTTGCTGTGGTTGCAGAACTTGCGGCTGATGTTGCTGAGGTTGAGGCTGCACTTGCTGATGATGCAGCAGCCGTTGCACTTGTTGATGCATTAGTCTCTGATGTCGCTGCATTAGTTGCAGAAGTTGATGCGGCTGAAGCTGATGAAGCAGCCGATGTTGCACTTGTAGACGCATTAGTTGCTTGTGTAGTTGCTGTCGTAGCACTTGAAGCAGCACTTGTTGCCGAGCTAGATGCACTTGTGGCAGAAGAAGCTGCAGCTGTGGCAGAGCTTGCAGCGGCCGTAGCGCTTGCCGCAGCAGCAGCAGCAGAAGCAGCGGCTGTGGCAGCATCAACAACTAAATCCCATTTAGCATAATCAGCATTACTTGTAAGTGGTAATGAACCTGATGATGTATGCGTTGTAATACAAATATAAATATTGTCATTAGTTGTGTCTTTAACAATATCTTGTTGTACATAATCAGTAGACGCTGTCCAATCACCACGCCATTTACCTACGTTAGCAACGGCTGTTGGATTACCACTAGCATCAAAAGATAAGTATTTATTAGCACGCTCTGTATTAAATGGTAGAACCATATTAACTGTGGTTGGATCAGTATTCGGCGCGCGTAATGATCGATCAGCTTGTTCTTGTACTTGCTGAACAAAAATAGTTTGACTATCAAATTCATCATTAAGAGAGGTAGCAAAGAGTGGGCCACCTGTAGTAAAGTCTGTTGATCTCTCAATGGTTCTATCACCAATAATTGTAATACGATCAGAAGCAGTAGGTGTGCTAGGAACACTAGAGCCAGTAACAATAGTGACAGATCCTGTACCATCTACATTAAGAGAGACAGTATAGTCTGTAGTAAGTGTCAGTTCAGTCGTATTAAAGTATACGGCAATGTCAGTTTGAGCCAATACTTCAAATGCAAATGAGTATGGGCCTACACCTGATGATCCTGTGTATACTATACGTCTAGTGGTTGATGAAATGTCTATAGCCATAATTTTCCCTAATCACCTAAAAATTGATTTAAATCAACTGCATTATCGTCTTTAACAGTTTGTAATCTTTTAACGCTCTGTATCTTACGAATTAATTCTGCATCCTCAGCTAATAACAACTGTTTAGCTGCATTATAAAAATTAGAAATCTCTTTGTTAATGATAGATTTCTTCTCTTCATTAGGTATATTTAAGTCTTTAAGTGATTTACCTAATGATAATATAGTACCTGATAAAAGTCCATCTTTGGTAGCGTATCTTACCAACTTATTACGCTGAGATTGACTGATTCTAACGCCATCAATCACCCCATAATCTTTGTCAACATCTGGAACTCTAGCACCATATTTCATAATGACGTTATGTGCAGCTGGCGTAATACCTTTTTTAGTCTTAAATGGCAACCATAAGTCGTACATATTACCCATACCATTTTCAATCGGTGCGCCTGTAATTGGATCAAGCTTGCGCTCTAAGACTGAGCTACATCCCGGAGTACTTGCACATGCGCGTCTAATGCCTTTCATCCAGCCCTCTGTAAGTGCTTTCTGTGCATTATTAAAAGCATTATCATAATAGCCAGCTTCTTCCATTTCTGTAGGTGCACGGTATTCTGATGCGGTTGGATCAATCATTTTTTCAACATTACGCCAGAAAGAGCTTTGTAATGGGGCAACTAATTTTTTTTCACCATCAATAGTGACAGGTGTGCCTACTGGCGATGGCACACTATTGACGAGATAGTTTGCATATTCTTGACCACCTTTACTTAACATATCATAGAGTTCATTACCGTCACGATCATAATAAGTAAAAATATTCATCAAGCGACCCATGCCTTGTAGCAATGGATGTTCTGATACATACTCAGCCGCAGCCATACCACTATACATAATTGTTTCAAAAAAGCCTTGATCATCATCAGGATTAAGCATAGATAATTCTGCAACGGTTGCAGCTTGTGCAACCAGAAGTGATAATGGTTCTAATCCTTGGTATGAAATGTATACTTTATCTTTAGATATGCTGACGTTTGTAATCTTTTTAAATCGTTCAATAGCGGCTTCAGACAAATCACCTGTATTAAATACAAATGAATATGGCTGCCAACCAGCAGCAATCATAGCTTGTCTATCTTCTCTACGGATAGGCATCGCTCCAGTAATTTTTCCATCTAATGTTAATGAATGCATGCCATACATAAAGCCTGTGCCAGAGACAAGACGTGAAATTGCCATATCACGTTTTGCTCCACCCGCTGCCCAATTAGCTCTAAATCTAGGAGTAGCAATAGCAAGGATAGGATTACGTTCAGAAGCTGATCCAATAATATTAGAAGTTACACGTAAAAACATACCAAATAATTTAAACGCTGGATTATTTGCATGACGCTCAATCATTTTCATCATTGGGCCAAGTTCAGTTGTTTGAGTTAAGTAACGAGAAAACTGTGTGCCTTCTTCAATCATATCTTCTGTTGGCTCAGTCATTAATTTTTTCTCTAACTCTAATGCTTGTTTACTAGCTAATTCTGGATCAACGCCAGCATCAATCAAGCGCTGTCTTTCATGCACTCTAGCACGTGTAGATAAACCTTTAATTTTACGATGAAACGCAAGTGCTTTCATAAACTCATCTTCAGATGATAACAACCTTCCTGATAGCGTTGTGTATGTACCTAAATACTCAATTGGTTTACCAATGTACGCTACATCATATTTAAATGCATCTTGTCCACGCATATCCGAGATGTTAAGTTTTGATGCTCGATCACGTAATTTATTATGTCGAGCAGCATTATAAAAAGATGAGAATGCATCAATCATAGCATCTTTAGTCGTAATCATTTCAGCAATAGCTTCTTCTAAAACCATACGGTCTTTTGATCCAGTTATTGCAGATCGACCACGACCAATACCCACAGCAATTAAATTTTCTAATTTTGTAAAGTTAGATAAAGAGGCAAAGCCTAAAATATTACGTCCATGTGTTGGAATACCTGAAATAAGGTTATTGGTATAGGTTGTTGGAATAATACGCGCAACACGTTTCCACCAAGGATTGGTTGTTTGTTCTGCCAAGCGATGACGTTTGGCTTGATCTTTTTGTTTTAAATAAGTCTTAGCAAATTTATCAATGCTTTTTTTGCCACCCCATGTTTCAATAGCTTCTTCAGTTAATCGACCTACGCTCACATCACTTGCTTTACGTGCCTCACTTAACACACCTAATGATTGAGCAATATCAACTTGCATGCCTTTAACTTTTTTAGCAAGCACACCTTCTAAAGTGACTAATTGTTGAAACTCAACACGCATTGCATCTGTATCAGTTTTTTTAGCAATGGCCTGTACTAACTCTTCACCTTTTCTATAAGCCTCATTACTGACTTGTGTTAGTAAATGAAATGCTTTATATACTTCATAAGGGTCAGCAATGGTACGTCTATTGTTAATATTCTGTGGGTCTAAGAAATCATTAATCCACTTTTCAGAATAAGCGGGTTGTTGTTGAATTTTAAGTATAGGTGTATTTAGATTTTGTTCTTTAGCACGTTTAAGTTCACGGGCAATATATTGATCTGCTCCTTTTTGACTAACAGCAATGTGTTGTACAACACCACTCTCATCAGTCACAGCAAATTTAGGCTGATTATATTTAGCTGCAATCTTTTTGTAAGAAACATTTTTAAATTGATCTAGTTTGTTTGCTTTTGATCCAGCTTCAATCCATGCAGCTAATGACTTATCGTCAGCAATCATATTCAAATTAAATACATCTGTTGGCTTTTTCTTTTGTTTCACTTCAGCATCAACAGCTTCATCTAGTTCTTTTTGTGTCTCATCTAAACGTTGTTTAAGTTGTTTTGTTTGTTTAGCTTTTTCTGCTTTGTCAAGCTTTTTAATCACTTCACCAATAATTTCTTTCTTACCGCCAGCGACTTTAATAGCTGCGTCTTCTACAAAAACAGATTCGTATTCATCAAGGTTTACTTGGCTTTCCATAACTTTATCTTCGGCAATAGCGCCTTGTAGTTCTGGATCAATAGCAAATTCATTAGATGGATCAAACTCGGTTGCTTTAGTTAAACCTTCATCTGTAATAGGATCAGGCGTAACAGAAATAGTCTGAGTTTGTAACTCAGTCATTTGATCTACTTTTTCATTAATATCTTGTGCCATTATTTTTTAGCCTTTTTCTTTTTCAACATTCTTGCACCTGTTTGAACAACTGTTTCTGCTAACTTTGTAGGCGCAACAAACTCAGCACCTACTTGTGCAGATTGAGGAATATCGCCTTCATATTTTTTCCACCCTAAATTAGTTAGGACTTGATTAATTTTATCTGTAGTAAAAGGCACAGTATTAAACCCTTCAGCAAATTGTTGATAATTACCTTTTTCTTCAGGATCAACTGATAGCATATTCAGTAACCCTGTTGCTAATCCAACAAGATCAGGAATTGTACCAATGCCAGCAGATATTAATCCTTTCATAGCAGCACCACCAACTTCAGCCAATGCTTTTTGTTCTGCTTCAAGTTGACCGGGAACACCCGCCATACCAGCAAACGTTTCTAATCCACTTTCATCTTGAGGTTCAGGACTTACATCAATGGTAGGCGTAACAATTGGGCCAAGTGCTTGTGCTTTTTTATAAGTCAAATAATGGCTATCTAAATCATAGTTATCCATACTATTTCCTCAAATTCTTATATAAATACTTAAAGGCATTTTGTGCGTCAGTTTTTTTAGATGTACCTTCAATACTATCTAGCTCATCTTGATCTAATTCACCATTGCCATTTGTATCAAGGTCTAATACATTTTCACGAGTAATGTTAGGAAAATATGTTTGCAATGTTAAAATACGATCATTAATACCTGATTCAATATCATCTGTTGCTACTTCTTTTAACAACTCTTGTGCAAATGCATAATCATCAAATAGCTCACCTTTAGATAAAGCAATTTGAGATTGAAGCACTAATTTGCTTGCATAACGATCATATTTTTCTTTTTTAACAGAATCCACTTTGGCCCATTCAGTAATCTCTGGCAAACCTAAACCACGTTTAATTTCTCTTAAACCTTTATTTACGTTTTGTGTAACGGTTGTATATGTATTCAACATGTCTGCATAATCTTTAGCCGTAATATCTCTAACTTTGTAAGCATTTAAAATGTCTTCTTTATTAGCTGTGCCTGTTTGTATCTTAAATTTTAAATCAGCCGTATTGATAATAGTGTCTTCAGTTTCTTGCATTGGCTGTGATAGAGCATCAATTAAACTTTTATCTAAATGCAATCCTAATGCTCTAATTTGTCTAATAGCTTGTTCAGGACCAATTTTGCCAGACGCATGTTCAATAAGAATATTTTCTTTAGCCAAACGATTTCTGTTACTTAAATCTGTTTGTTGTGCTTCGTGTAAAGTATTTTTTCTAGCAATAGATTCTGCAATTTCTTTTTCTAATTCGACACGTTGATCAGCATCTAATAAACCCATATACACGTCACTAAATTTACCAACATTGCCTTTACGTAACTCAGTAAATAAATCACTACCTTGAGGAACAAATGTGCTTTTCATTTCGTCAATGTAAGTAATAAGCGCAGACTTGTATGCGTTTTGTTGTGCTGCACGCAATGTATTCACGTTGTCTACATAGTTATCAGGAACACGTTTGATTAGGTCTGCAATATTTCCTTCGGATGGCATCATAATAGATTCAGCATCAATGATACTGCCATCAGAGGCTAATAGTGCATTGGTTAATAATATTTCATAATCTTTAATATTTTGATTAATGGATGCTTGAGCTTGTGCAGTTGCTCTTGATATTAATAGATCATTTGCTTTTTCATACAGTTTATTACCAATAGTGTATTGGGATGCTTTAAATTTAACAGCTTGAGTTGGGCTAACTTTTTCTAATACAGTTGCATAACCTTCAATACGAGATTCTAATTCTTCAGCAAATGCATTAGGGTCTTCAATGGTTAATGCACCTGTCTTCATAGCTTGTAATGTTTGGCTTGAGAAGTTAAGCATTTCAGACTCTAAGTCTTGACGATACATCTCTCCTTGTACTTCTCTAGCTGCATCACCAAAAATAGTGCCACCTTCTGCAAATAAAGTAGAAGCGTCATCACCTCGATTTAAAGCAACAGCTATTTGTTCTCTAGAAGGTTTAGTTTTAATACCATACAACTGACCTTCAGTTTTAGCTTGACCTTTTAAGTTTTCATAAAAATAGCTTGATAATCGATCAAGGCGTTGTTCTAATTTTGTAGATTGTCTTAATGCAACATCACTTAAAGAAGAGCGTAAAGATGTATCAAAATCAGCTCTAGAAGAACGTTCGTATCTATCTTGTGCCATTATGCTTCTGGCCCTCCTAACCTAGAATATAAGTATGCGCCTTCACCAAGTTTGGCAGCTGCGTCAAGATATGAGCCTGATTTAGTATAATCAGCAGCAGCATAATCCATTCTGATTTGTGCTTCACCCGCAAGTATATTGTTTTTAATATTAAGTAAATCAATCTTATAATCAGCCCCATATTCTTTTGAGCTAACAATATCATTTAACAATGCCGATCCATCAAGTCCAGACACACCTCCAGCATAAGCACGTGCTAAATTTGCTGCCTGAATACGTTTGAGTTTTCTAAGTTTTTCTAAACCATCTAATTCAAAGTTAAGTCGTTTTTGTTCTAATTCAGCAAGCTTTTGATTAGCTTGTAACTTATATATATCAGATTCATAACGACCTTGACGTACTGTTTGATAAGAACTAAGCAGCTGTGATGCGCCAAAGGCAACATCCATTAAATTAACATCAGCTAATAATCCTCGACCAAAGTTAAGTGCAGAATTAAAAAAGCCTGAACTTGCCATACCGCCACCCGCAGTTGCTGCTGTCGTAAAAATAGATGGCATGACAACGGCAGATGAAACAGGCAAAGCAGCGGCAGTTCCAGCCCAAAAGGCTGTTGATCCAAAGGCTGTGGTGGCTGCTGGTGCGGCGGCTGCAAAACCCATAATTATGTTCCTTGATGTACGGACACTTTATATTCTAAACCTAGTAATGTAAGCTTGAGCGGAGCAGACTGTGTCACCGTAATCTGCCCATCTGCGCTATATCCTAGTATACCATGTAACGTCTTTGTTCCTGTAAACTCAGGCACAGGCGATCCTAATGCGCCAACACCTAAAGACCTGATAGGAACTAAATTATCATTAATTACAATATTCTGTGTTTCATGCAATAACGCATTTACCTCCACAATGCGTTTACGGAAACCAATACGTGTGCCTGATTGAATTTTTAATTCTAATGGTAATGTTTTAATTTGAACATCAATAGGTAATCCTACTTCAGATGAAGTTGTCGGCGGATTTACAAATGTCACAGCACTATCTGCGGTTTGATCTAACTCTACATAACCATCAGAAATGACATTGACAGTTTGTCCATCAATATGTGATGCGTCCAAACTGGTTGCTGTTGTACCAATCACAGCAGAATCTGTGAGTCTATCATCTTCAAAGACTTCTAAATAATATTTATTTGTGCCATTATCATTACGTTTGACCACAGTATAAATGTCTGTAATATCTACACCTATATCAATAAACTCACCCGCCGTAACAAATTCGCTTGGAGCAATAACATTTTGTGCGCGTAATAATGAAAATGTTGCGATTGTGCCATCCGTTTTATTGACAATAAGTAATAGATCATTTTCATCTGTAGCTACAGCTCTCCTAATATCCATACGATTCGGTTCTTTTAATAAATGGCCTGAGAGCAAAGATATTTTAGATGTAACATAAGTTAATTGTGTATCAGAATAAGCAATCTCAGATAATGCTTTACCCTGTCTTTGTACAAATAATATGCCAGATTCTAATTGTTTGACACGCACACCTTCTTTACAGCCATTACGTGATGTTGATGATAAGAAAAAGTCTGTTGGTGTAATGGGTGTTAATCCTTCTTGCGGAACATAGAACTCACCGCCCGTAGTAAATACTTGCAAATCACGACCGCTAATAATATCAACGATAGCATTAAAAGTATTAGTATCAAGGGTAGCTTCAACAGCATCATCATCTAGTCCTTCCACGGCTTCAAAATCAAAATATAATCCAACTTTAGAACCCCATATGGTTGACGGTCTTGATTTAGAACCACCAAAAAATAAACGTCCTTGATGGAATGTAACAGAACGAGGCCATCCGCGCGATGCAGACCATACATCTTCGTATCCTGTTTCTAATTCCCAATTACCACTTGCTATTGCAGATGTACTAAAAAATGGAAACTCTGTCACAACATTGACTACAGTACTACTTACATACTGTACAATTTTAGCTCGACCTTGTGGAGTTGCATTAATATATTGACCAACATGTCCTGAATTAAATACGCCAGCAGACGCAGTAATAGTAACTTTGCCAGAAACATCGCTAGGTGTAATCGAAGCAGCTGGATTACTTGTAGACAATGAAAATGCATAATTAGGAACAGAATCAAAAGTAATGTTAGAAATTGTCCATGAACTATCTGATGCGCCACGTACAATTTGTATAGGTCTTTGATCTTCATGCACAATAATAAGTGTGTCTGCTGATTGAGTCCACACTAAATGATCCATATGTGAGCCAGTTAGATTAAATCCAGATGTATTTAAATAATCTAATCCTGAACCATTAATGTTGGTAATAAGAACTTTATCTTTATAGACATACATTCTGTTAGTTGTAAAACATAACATGTAGCTGTCATCAACAGAAAATTCAAAGGGAACGAGACGTACACCGTTAGCTGGCGTGCCTCCTAATTCATTAATAAAACGTGTACCGGGTCTGCGTCTAACGCCACCTTGAGGTTGACAGACAACATTTTTGGCACGTTCTAATGCATTAGCATATGAATTAATGTCAACGCGTGAACGAACAAGAGGATCAAGTTCACCCGAAGTAAAGTTAGTTTGTATATTAACAAACCTAGCCATTAATACCTCACATCAATAAGTGAAAAGTCTTGTATTGCGTTTGTAGGTTGTCCTTGTCCATCAATTGACATAGCTGTTCTCATATAGCCACCACGACCATTTTCACCGGGTGTACCTTCTGCAACAATTTGCCAATAGTTAGATTTTTCATTTTGATCTGTAATAGGCATTGCTAAATGCCATGCCATTTGATAACGAAGTAACTGCACAAAGAAATGTGGTAAAGCATATTCAGGCGCATTGTATTGATAGTCAATATATACTTTCTCATAATTAGTTAATATTTTATCGCCTTGTATTTTGTAGTCACGTCTAGGTTGTGCATAAGTTGAACTTGTATCATAGACCGCTCTTGGTCTTGCAATCATGTCTGATGGCATTTGATATTCGTATTTATATTCGTTAGTAGGTGTTGTAATAAGCCTTGAGAGTTGTACTTTTTTAAATGAGAATGACCATGGATAACTTGCCATGGTTTTAATTTTTACATCTGGATATAAACGATCACATATATTAGCCTCATCTGTTCCTTCTGTAAAAGACGAGATTGGATTTGCACCTAATAATAAGAGTGCATCAGAACATATTTTAATATCAGTATCACCAGTTGCCATTCATTATCTCCAAATGTGCAAATAGACGGGAGCATACACCCCCGTCACATTGCATTTTACTATTTAGTCAGCGTCAGCGACTGATAGTGCTGTACCATCAGATACGTCAACAACGCCACTTGCATTAGAAAGCACAGTAACTAATGTCGATGTAGGAACAGAAGCGTCCCATACATGAATTAAGTCACCTACTTTTAATACAGTAGAAGCGCCATTAAAATAACCTGAGGTATTAATGTCAGCAATAGCATCAGTACCCGGTGCTGTATAACTCCACATTTGAGGAGCATTACCAGCTTTAGACTGACCACCAATTGGCTGTAGGTTGTCTTTAGTGTAAGCCATTATAATATCTCCTTATCTTAAGATTCACGACATGTGAGTTTAACGATACCCTCGTCATCAATCGCAACTGCGTTAGCAGAAAGAATTGTATTCACAAGGAATGAAGTCTTTTCTGGTACATAGTTGATTTCTGTACGAGGAGCGATACCTTCAGCGTAACCAACTGCCTGTTTGTGGAATGCAAACAAACTACGGTCACTAGAACCGTCAATTGCTAAACCACCTTCAGTACGATCACCAAGTACATGGAATTTGAAACCTAAGAAAGTATCAAGTTCGCCTTGTACTAAAGCTTTGATCGTATTGAAGTCAGAAGATGTTACTGTGTTTTCTGAAAGTAATGAAGCTAAAGAGTTAGCATGAACAATAATATGACGATCTGTTGGAGGAACGTTATTTTTGTCCATGAGTTTTTTAGTTTCACGTAATTTTGCTACGTTTAAATCAGCAGCAGAACCACCACCACCAACTGTATTAGCTACAGTTAATGAAGTTGATGAAGCTGTTAACGCATCAAGAATAAGTTGATCTTGTCTACGACCGACTGCGTTCGCTAAAACTTGAACGAGTTCTTGTCTTTCGTCAAAATTAACTTTTTGTTGCATAAAGATGTCAGAATACTCTGCAGCATTCCAATCTTGTAGTGTTACAGTTACTTGTGAGAAATCCACATTAAGAGGTGTAACGTCAGTTTGTGGCACACGAAGTGTAGCCGCGCCTTTACCTACTTTAGGGAATTTCACAACTTCACCCTCAACGCCTCGTCTCATGCGTGTAGCACCAACTAATTGTGCTTTAGCTTGGTACGCCTGTTTAACTTCGGCATCAAAGAGTGAAACAAAAGCATTAGATAAACCAATAGCCATGTTATTCTCCTTATAGAAATTAATAAAAAATTAATCGCTGTGGTATGCCAGAGAATCTGGGCCGGTGCTTGCTATTTACGATAGCCAGACGACAAGAGTACTTGCGTTTAGGGTTGTATACAGAATAGATACAATAAGCCTTGATCCAATTATAGTATCAAATCAAGGCTTTTGCAATATTAACTAAAGTTTTGAGCAAATAGTTTTTCTACTTTAGCTCTATAGGATGGATCGTTATAGTACTTAGGATCAGCAACCATTTGATAAAGTTGCTCTTTTGAAGGTGCGCCTTCAACAGGTACGGTCTCTACAGGCAATCGTCCTTCATAAGATTCGCGAAGTTTTTCTAGTGCAGCAATACCTTTAGCAGTACCGCCCATCACTTTAAACTCTTCAAAATCATCTTTAGACCAAATACCTTTTTGCACTAAATTACCAGCCCATTTAACCATGCCATTAATACGTGCATCAGCATTAGGGCCAAGCGCTTTTCGTTCTTCATTGATATTAAATTCATAATTATCAAATGTTGACTGATTCATTTCAACAACTTGTCCTACAAGTGCATCAAAGGCAGCTTGACTAATACCATAATCATTTGCCCATTGCATAACGTGTTGTCTTACTGGATCAGTTTCAGGAGTTTCACCAAAAGCGGATACATCATATTTACCATCTTCAGGTGCTTTGTGTTTGCCTTGAGAGATTTGTTTGCGCAAATCTTTCCATGACTTTGCCATGCCTTCTAAATCAGGCTCTGCATCATCAGCTTTCCAAAAATTTTCAGGCCACCAATCTGGTCGCTCTAAAGGTTCATCATCATTATCTAACGCTGCTAATTCAGCTGGATCACGATGATCTATTGTTTCTTCTACATCTGAGCTGGCTTCCTCAATTTCTGGTGTTGCATTATCGAGTAGGCCAGTTGCTTCTTGAGTTTCCTCTTGAACACTAGGCTCGATTGCTTCTTCGCTCATTATAATTTCCTTGCTCTAATTAACCTTGCTTCTAAATCTCTGATTATACTATTCTGTCCTTCGCGGTAGTAAGCATAACTTGAGTCGCTACCCGGCAAGGCAACAGGTTGCTCTAATACAGTTTCTCGTAAGAATTGCATTAGCTTTGCTCCATCTTCATCACCCATCACTCTTAATACTAAGCGATCGGTATCATCTCTTTGTTGTTGTACGTCTCTGACATCAAGCGGCAATGCTTGATCTAAATCTTCCCATCCAGCCATAATTTATCCTTGTATTGCTGCTTGTGCGACTGCGGCAGTTGCTTCAGGGTTTTCTGCTGCCATTTGCATCATCTGTTGTTGTTGTGCAGCTTGCTGCATTTGTTGTTTTATCATTGCGCGCTCTTCAGGTGTTGTTCTAATTTTTTGTGGCACACCTAATTTTTCTGCAATTAAATCTAGCATTTCATCTATCTTTAGATTAATAATACCATCTGGGCCAGCACCTTGTGCAATTTGTGCATACTGTAAAATGTTTTGCACATCTTCCATGTTTTGTGCCATAGCCAATGGTGCAACAGGACTAATTTTAATTTCTAATCCATTCACTTTTAGAGGCAATATAATCACACCACGCTCATCCATCACTTCTAAAATTTTAGTTACTAAAGGAATCATGGTTTCATTAACAAGTCGACCAAAAGCAGAACCTAGGTTTTGTGCTAATTCTTTCATTCGCTCAACTACTTCAGTTGCAGAACGTGCTGACATATTATCAGGTGGTAATGATTCATCTAATAAGATACGTTTAATGTTAGTTACTAAATCATTAATGACTAATTGTGATACATTAAAGTCACCCGATCTAGGTAATGGTTTAAGTGATTCGCCTTGTGGTCCACCATTGCGTGCTACAGGAATAATTGCACCGGGCATAATGCTCACAGTATTAGGGTTAAGTACACCATCATCTGCTGCCGTATAAACACCACTTATTGCTAAAGATGCATTTTTCAACACAAGCTCTTTAGTTTTGTTAAGTGTTTTAATATCTGGTAATGCAGTTATAAGTGGGCCTCGACCATAAATTTCACCCGCAACTTTAGCATAGCGTGAAACCACCCAAGGACTACGCATCATACGTTTATAAACTAATTCTTGTTTAGTAGTTTTTTCAATGACATGATAACAATAGTCACCGCGTTTCTGATCAAAGATGGTGGCTTCTAATAATTCAAATTCATCGGTTGGTTTTTGTTCAATCTTATCTGCTAAGTCTTGTGGTATTTTTGCATCGGGCCATTGTCTTTGAATCGCCTCGCCCTTAATGCGCATACGTCTATATACATTATCCACATGCCCATTTGCTCCCTCCTCAAAAGATACTAAATACTGTGGTACAGGTGTAAAATTAATCGGTGAGTTTTCATCACCGGGTTGTACCATCATGACGGCTGTTCCTACACACAGATCAAGTAAGAACTCACCAATAGCAATATCAAAATTAGATTGTTTGAGTGTATCAAACATTTTTTCTGAGTAAGCATCTAATGCAGCTTGAGCTTCTGGTTTTCTTTCCTCAGGAATATCTGAGCCGGGTTCTAATCGACACCACTTACGTTGTGGAGGGAAAATACCTGATTGCATTCTGTTGGCAAAACGTTGAGTTGAGTTAATGGCTGTTGAATCAAATACACGATTCATTTTTTTATTACCGCCTACTTTACCTTCATAATGTCCATCATATAAATTACGTTGTGGCAGAGCAAACTCATAGCATTCTTCATATAAGTTTCTAAAATCTTCTTTACGCACCATTGCTTTTTCATGTCGCTTTAATACGTCTTCTGGTTTTAATCTCATCATTTGTACCATAGTTATGCCTTTTTATGTTTATTTGCAAAGCTTCTTGCAGCTTCTTTACTACCAAAACCCCACGCTTGTAATGCTTTTTTTAATCTTGTTGGACGACCTTGTTCATCTTTTAACGGCCCAGCCATGCCAGAAAAACGAGCAGCAAAAGATACACGCCTACCATCAGTACCAGACTTTTGCGGTGCTTTGAGGTTTGAGCCTTCAGTCCTTTTGAAGTATTTTCGCCCAGCTTCATTCAAGCCTCCTTCTGGATTTTGATATTTTTTAGCTACCATTATTCATACCACTCTAATGTTAATGTGGCATTTTGTGACGCCCCACTTATATTAGTCACTCTTATTAAATAATTTGTTAGCGGAGCTAAAATATATTCTAATGCCTCGGCTCCACCACCACCAGCAGCTTTTTTAACACCTCCTGGCAATAATTCAGCAAACAATTCTGTACCTAATACTGATATAGTTGGATCAAGCAATGCTGCTGTGCTACTTGTTTTAAGGCTTGTTCTGTTTCTATTCTTTGCTACTTTACTTGTGCCACCTGTGGCTGTTGTCCCTTCATATAAATAAAGTTCAGCATCACCACCACAAAACGCACCAACCGTCATGTGCATAGGCACACCCGATGCAGAGGCAATGACAATATCAATAGAGGCGTTATCAAGCAATTGTGATCCATTAAGTCTGTTTTCATAAATAAAAAATGCATTACCTTCATGTAATCTATGATGATTAACAGCCACCGTAATAAGTGGTCGTTCACTTCCTATTACATGTTGGCTGTTATTTTCATCAGCTTGCGTTAATGTGACAAGCCTACTTTTAGTATTATCTGATTCTCTTTTAACAGTTAGAACCATTAAGCTTTATCTTTTTTCTTTTTAGGAAAACCTTTTAGCATATTCTTATACGCTTTATCAGAAATAGTAGATTCTGATTTTGGTCTACTAATCCCTTTCTTTTTTCGTGCATTTATATTTGCATACAATCCTGGGTTAGCCATTAGTATCCTTTTTTCTTTTGTCCTGATTCTGACATAGCAATAGCAATAGCTTGTTTTCGGCTAGTTACTTTCTTACCGCTACCTGATTTTAATTTACCAGATTGATATTCTTTCATGACCTTGCGCACTTTTTTTTGCATTGTGTTCATTCTTTATTTTCTTTCCCTAATTTTTTCTTAATCCATTTCATGATTGAACTATCTTTCATTGTGCCACGGGTTGTAAAATGTTTAGATTGTAAATCCATAAATAAGTCACGATCATTTTCCCATGCCCATTCCATCGATTGTTTAGTTGGCTTACCTTCTTTGTTATATTTAATACGTTCGTCCGTCATAGTGTACCTTCCTCACCTAATAAACTTGCTGTAATACCTAAACCTCCCGCACCTAATGCTGGTAATCCAGTTTGTGGTTTGTCACCAAAAGGTCTAGCTTTAGCCATTAAACCACCTGTGCCTCTTCTTAATCTAGATCGACTCGAACTTTCAGTTGCTGTTTCACGTTTAATATCTTTGACTCTACGTTTTGATTGAGCAGTTACTTTATTTAAAATGTCTTCTGTAACATCTTTAGTTTTTGTTGCGTCCCAACCTATACGTTTTTCGCGAACCATATAAAACCTTGGATCAACATTTGGAGTAGTGATTGGTAATGTTCCTGGGCGTCCGCCACGACCTCTCCTTTGATAATATTTTTCCATAACAGGCGTAGCGGATTCATAACCTTCTCTAGCTAAAAAATAACTAAATGGTTTGCTCCACTCACCTCTATTTCTTGCACCAAATACATTAGGGCCAACACGCTCAGTCGTTTTTTCTTCAAACTTGCCTTTTTTGATGGCTGCGTCTAACTCTTTGTTCCACCAATCTTCAGATTTAAAAACGCCACGACCGCCCGCCTTTTTGATAATATCAGTTTCATATTGTGCAAAAGGTACAATAAGACCACGGGTTTTTGCCATGCCAAAGTCTAGACTTGCCATTATGCTGCTCCTAAAGTATCTTCCTCATCAAGGCCCATTTCAGGACTTAATCTGGATTGACTAAGTAATGTACGCTTACCACCACGAGACAATGCTCTACGTTTTGATGCCATTTGCTCACCATATTCTCTACGTTCTTCTTCAGCTTGTTTTTTAGCTTGCGCAACTTGTTCTCTTTGCAAGGCTAACGATTCTTCAGAAGCTTTAATTTGTGCAGAATAATCTGGAGCTTTTGGTTTGCCGCCACCAACTATACCACCCATTAGATTCTCCTCATCATATGTGTATCATCTTTATCTGCGCTATAGCCTAGCATTAAGCCTTCTGATACAAAGCCTAATGTTTTTGCCCAGCCCATAGCACGCTTGTCATTAGAGTTTACCGTAATTTGCAATCGATGTAAATTAAAAATAGACTCGCATTGATCAAAAAAGATACGAGCTGACTTGGTCATCGCAATAGGATATCGTCTTGCTTTTTCTGATAATAAAGACCACGCTTCACCCACCCCAGTCCACAATAACATGCAACCAAACACAGCGACAGGCTCATCACCAAGAAACGCAGACACAGTCGGACCGTTAATAGACTGTACCTCCAGCATACGGATTCGATCCTCAAACGTAATCGATTCAGACCTGTACTCCTTGATTGCATCACATCTCCATGCATGATCTATATGAAAAGGTAAAAAATATGCGCCTTTGACAACAGGCATATGTTGAATAATCTTAAGTTCATTATACATCATGAAAACACATCAAACTCTGTATTCACGACTGTTTGTGTAATAATTGTTTTAGATGCTAAGTTCGACTTGGTCATACGTTTATGCTCACCACCACCGAGCATTAAATAACCAAACGCATCACCAATGTGTGAGTGTTCGTTTTTATTAGGACTGTCTCTAAAACGTTCTTGTCCGGCACCAACGCTGACACGTTTAAAATGATAACCGCCGGCTAATGATTTACGTAACCGCTTACAACTTGTATGAATAATTAATCCTGGTTTCCCATTAATCAATCGTTGCATAGGTGCTGCTGCACCTTCACGCCTGACTTGAAAGTTATTTGATGCTGTGGGTTGTGCGCGTAGCCCTAGCGTTCTTAAATAATCAAATGCCGTTACTTCATAAATAGCATCACGCTGCATACCCGCGGGATCACCCCAAATTAACACTTGTGCTTTTGGGTATTGTGCATTTAGCTCTGCTAATAACTGTTGACCAAATCTTTCTAGTCCCATATCTTCGGTAACAATCTCATGCAATACTACCCATCTGCCATTATTTAATCGTTGACCAATCGCAGCAGCGGGCGTTAAACCAAAGTCAAGACCAACATGAATCGGTAAGGTTGGATCATAATCCACTTCACCACTCATCATTTGATCATTGTATTCAGGCCACACAGGTCGACCTTCTTGTACGTAAGTATACTTACCTTCAGCATAACAACGGATCCAATCTAAATTCTTACCGCCTAACATTTGCATGTAATACCCTGACGGTAGATTTTTTACGTTCTCTGCTTTTGGATTAATCTTCCACCAACGCCCACCAGAAAAGATATGATCGTTTGCTTCTGGACTGTCAGGCAATTCATCTGCACCAACTTCAATAACACCACCGGGTTGTTTAAAAAAGTCCCAACCGTATTTACCACTGAGTTTTTCTTTTTCAGATAAACGAAACCACCAATGGTCATCGTCCATTGGGTTGGTATCCATCCAAACACCATGCCATGTGGGGCCACCATCTTTTTGTGTGGGGTAACGACCGACACGATGGGTGAGTCCGTCAATGACGGCTTTGGGCAACTCCCTTGCCTCGTTCACCCATGCGCCAGTCAGCTCTAAGGATAAGAGTTTCCTCACATCCTTTGGCTGATCCAATGCTAAGAATATCACTTCACAATCGATGCCCGCAGCATCACCGCGGGAAGGGAGGCGAATGTGATGAGTGATCGGAGGAGTATATAGCATTGGCCCAAACGTATTCTCAGGAAAGAGTTCTTGCCAAGTTTTAATCGTTGTTGTCTTGAGTTCAGGATAAGAGTTACGTACAATAACAAAGCGAGTGTAACGTATGCCATCGACAGGGGATGGCTTTTGCCTAACGGCACGCATCATAATCTCAGCAGCACAGGCGTAAGATTTGCCTGAGCCTACTGGCCCCATCAATCCACGAACAAATTTATTGCTTTGTAAAAAGTTATAGACAACAGGACTGGTACTAAAATCTAAATCAATACCAGGGCCAGCAAGCTGTTTCTTGCTACGCTCTTTATTATTGCTCATCGTCGTCTATATCAGGATGCTTGGCATTAATTAATTGTCGAAGACGTTGATTATCTTGCCATAGCTCATCTATGATTTTCATAACACGTGTGTTATTCATATTAGCCATAGCAAACTCCTCGCGCAACAATTCAATCTCTGCTTTGATTTCCATGGTCTTTGATTTCCATGGTCTTTCCTCCATTGTTTCCAAAGTTGTAATGTGTGTATTGCTTTATCTATATCTTCATCACCATTACCCTTACGGTCTACTCGTACAATGTACTTAATAGCCGTATGTTGCATGGGGTTCAATCCATTTGCCATAGAAAACTCCATCGGCTGGATCTTCATTTGTGCATAGTGATTACCACCCACTTGGGTGTCTTTAGGATTCGTCATTATACTTGGGTGTCACTCGGTTTCGTCATTATCAATTACCTCGGGCGCTTTAACATTAATCCCAATCACGGATGGTCGATCCGATTCATCAGGATTATCTAATAAGCCACTTGCTTTCGCAAGTAAACGTAAGGTTTGCACCTTATCCCAAAACTCAATGGCAATTCTTCCATCACGGTCAATCTTAATGGATTTAATCGATTGCAATGCATGTTCGGGAATGTCTTTACTGGCTTTCACCTGAACATTCCCTTCATGATCCCATTCCATAACATCCGTAATTTTTGTGTTTGCCATACAAAGCAAACTGTATGCGACAGCTTCACGATTGGCTGCTAACGTATTACTACGTTCTAAACTCTTTTGCAGTTTACGTACACCACCGTAGCCAGCTAAACTTGGTATAGGTTTTTGCTTGTTTTTAGCTTCACTCATTAAAAGGGAATATCGTCCATAATTTCATCGAGTTCTTCCACAACCTGACCAGCCGGATTATGGTTCGGTGCTGTCCTGGTTTCCGCGGGTTTGCTTCCTTCCACACGATTACCAATCTTGATTGTGCGAAAACCCACACCATCAGCCTTTACCTTATCCCATACATCTACCCAGTGTTCTGTGCCGTCCGGCAAAAGAATCTTGCCGCGATAATCTGCGTGCCAATCTTCTGACTTACGGTCATTAGGCCATGCAGAGCCTTGGCCTGGTTTTGGTTCATATTTAGTTTCTGCCATAATCATCTCCTTGATCTTCATATAAATAAACAACGGTTTTACCACCGTCAACTTGCTCGCCTCTAGCAATTTCAATGAAATCAATTTGGCTGTCATCATCATACATGCCAGCTTTCATTAATGCATCTAATATTGCTTTTAATGTATTATCCAAATCAAACTTACGTTTTGACCGTGGATGAATACAAATATTAATTGCTAGTCTTTTATTGCCAAAGGTTTTCGCGCGCGAATTTTTGACAATAAGAGATACCTCTTGCGTAAATGCTTGGCCCTCTGGACTGATATAACGTCTATGCCCATTCGCTTTCCAATAACTATTGACACTAGGCGGGTAGGGTAACACAACTGATATAACGTCTATGCCCATTCGCTTTCCAATAACTATTGACACTAGGCGGGTAGGGTAACACAAGCTTTACGCTAGGACTCATTTACCGTACTGTTTTTGAATCGCTTCGTTAATCAACAATGCTTTGGTTTTACTTAAATCTGCTGCTGCTTTGGCTAGTATGGCCACACTTTCCGGTGTGAGTCTAACCAAAAAAGGTTTTAAATCACCCATATCAATCTCCTTTATATTTAATTTTAACGTTCTTCTTTTTACGCTTTGCCATCTCTTTTCTTATCTTCTTTGTTTTTGCTAACAACAACTGTTCGGCATCCTCACGAACAAGGCGACACAACTCTAGATAATGTGATGCGGGCAAAGCTCGACCAGGCGTGTGCTGCCAACCCTTAGTCATTTTGAAATAGCCATCCTTTCGTGTAAATTTTGCTGGCAAAGCTTCGCCATTGTTAAACACATCACAAATCATTTTATAAAAATCTTTAACGCTTATCATAGTTATCGATCCTATTGACATTGACTATATGCTTAATGTCTTGATTATCTAACATGTACTCTTTGACATCGTCCCACTTTACTTTTTCATCATAGACAATCCGTCTTAAATTACCTCGGATGCCTGGGTATGCAGAGCGCGGTCTCATCTCCACATACCCCAACCCCATTAACTTTTTTAAATGGTACTGAATTGCTTGTGGACTCACCTGTAAATCTTTACCTAATGTATTAATACCTACAATACTAAAACCTTGTTTATTACAATAGGCAGCTAATATGGCCAACACACGAATGTTGCCATTGGTAACTTTTTTATCTTTAATGGCTTTAAAGGGCAAGACGACAAAATAACGATGATCTTTATTTCTAAACTTTTTAATCTGTATAGATTCAGGTATTTTGTATTCCATAGAGATATCATATCATGTAAAGATATCTAGTCAATAGCGTCCAATGTAATACAAAGCTATCCATAAGTAAAACTTATCAGAATACCCATAAGTAAAATAAATCACATGGGTGTAGAAATCTCTGACAAATAATGTAGAATGTTTATTACGGGGCCATGACCTAGCCCGGCTGTACGTAGGTATGACGAAAGCCATAAACAGAGTTAACGTGTCCGGGTGAAACTGGGAGTATCACGGTAAGTTTAACAAACTTATATCACTGATAAACGAGAATACCCAGAGAAATCTGTATTTAATTATACAGGTTTGGTTTATATGGAGGAACGATAACCGATCACTTCATGTTTGTTCATCCTCCATTGTTTTTTTTTATATAAAAAAATACCTATGAAACCCGTGAACCACTCTCCCTGTGTTAATCAATGTCAATTGGATAACGATTCTGTCTGTAAAGGATGTGGTCGTACACTCCATGAAATAGACACTTGGTCAACGCTTGACTCTATAGACAAAGAAAATGTGTTCAAGATTGCTAATGAACGACTTTTCAGAAAACTAGCAAAAAATTGAGTGTGATACCTATACGTATAGTGGTAGGTAGGGGGGGCATATAGTCACTCTTTTTCATTCATGATCTAGTCAACTCAATTATTTATTCATTGATGGCTAATCTTTAAAATAAAGGATGATTAAAGAGGTAGTTTGGTATGTTTTAATTGGTTGTTTGTGTTTTCTTTTTCAA